TGATACAAAAGCTACAACAGGTAAAGCTATTGCTATGGCTTTAGTCTTTGGTTAAACTTAGGAGAATATTATGGCAAATCCAAATCTAGTAGCAGTAACCTCGATATACGGAAAAAGTATACAGGGAGCTTTAACTACTACAGTAACAACCGACTTATTGACTTGTGCAAGTAACAAGTTACTTAAAGTTAATACCATTATTGTTGCAAATATTGATGGTACAAATGCAGCAACTGTAACAATGGGAATCATTAAAAGTGGTGGCTCAGTAGTTTTATTTGCTTCTACCATTTCTGTTCCAGCAGATGCAACCTTGGTTTTGATTGATAAAAACTCTAGTTTTTACCTTCAAGAAGGAGACATCTTAGAGGGTGGTGCAGGTGCAAACTCAGATTTGACCTACACCATTAGTTACGAAGAATTAGATGACGCTTAAGGAGGTATTTAATTATGGCTCACTTTGCAGAACTTAATTCAAGCAACGAAGTATTACAAGTAATAGTAATATCCAACGATGATGTAGATGCCAATGGTGGCGATGAATCTGCTCAAGCAGAAACATTTGTAGCATCAATCGTTCCATACGGAACAGGTGGTGCTGCTTGGAAACAAACTTCATACAACAATAACTTTAGAAAACAATACGCAGGTATTGGGGATACTTATGATTCCTCTTTAAATATGTTTATATCCCCTCAACCTTATTCTTCTTGGTCTTTAGACTCTAATGGAGATTGGAAAGCACCAGTTACTTATCCAAGTGTATCTGAGATAGGAAGTTTGACAGTATTCCCTACTTGGGATGAACCTAATCTTCGATGGCTTGGTTCTACTTGGTCCGATAATTTTCCAGGTGCTGGAACAGAAACAAAATACACATGGGATGCCTCTAATACGCAATGGAATGAGGTCTAACCATGGCTAATTCTAATGGTGGAGTAGTAGGTGTTGATAACCCAGCAGTCGTTCAACCTGAAGTTATAACAACTTTTAATTCTAGTGGTACTTTAACGACTGCTCCATATACAACAGCAGTCGAACACTTGGTTATCGCAGGTGGAGGAGGCGGTGGTGGTATATATTATGCAGGAGGCGGAGGAGCTGGTGGTTATTTAACAGCCACAGGAAATCCAGTATCAGGTGGCTCACCTTACCCAGTTACAGTTGGAGCAGGTGGAGCAGCAGGTGGTCCTGGTTCTGTTGGAGCTAAAGGTAGTAATTCAGTTTTAGGAACACCCTCTGCAATTACTTCAGTAGGCGGTGGTTATGGTGCTAATGGAAGTCCTTCTCCAGGTGGACCTGGAGGTTCAGGTGGTGGTGGTGGCGGATTTAGCGCACCTGGTTCTGTTGGTGGTAATGCAGAATCAGGTCAAGGTAACGCTGGAGGAAATGCTCCTACAACAGGCTCAAATGATTCATCAGGTGCAGGTGGAGGTGGTGCAGGTGCAGTTGGATCAAATGCAACCCCAAGTCCAGGACCAAACGCTAGTTTATCAGGCGGTGCTGGTGGTGCAGGATTAGCAAGTTCAATTACAGGTGCATCTGTTACAAGAGCAGGTGGCGGTGGTGGCGGTGGTTATTTTTCAGCAGCAGGTGGTGCTGGTGGTACTGGTGGTGGCGGAAATGGAAATGGACCTGGAGCAGATTCAGTAACCGCAGGTACAGCTAATACAGGGGGTGGTGGTGGCGGTGCTATGCACGCAAGTTATGCACCACCTAATGGAGCAGCAGGTGGCTCAGGTGTCGTTATTGTTAAAGAAGCTGCAGGTTCTAATGTAGGGTCAGGAATATGGGATATGAATTCAGTATACGATGCTGTAAAAGCAGGAACATGGGTGTAATATGCCAAGATTAATCGGAGCAGCACAAGCAGTAACTTCACAAACCCAAGATGCAGTTATAACCACATTTAATTCTTCAGGTACATTTGCAGCCGCATCACTTACAACAAATGCTTGGGTATTAGCTGTAGCAGGTGGAGCAGGAGGTGCTGCTCAAGGTTCAGGTGGAGGAGCAGGTGGGTATTATGAAGTACCCTCCCACCCTGTGCCTCAAAGTCCAGTACCTGTAACAGTAGGCGCAGGCGGAGTAGGTGGCGCACCTCAAGGTGCAGGTGGAACTAACGAAAATATGAGAGGTAAAGCTGGTGGTAATTCAATTTTTGGAGCAGCTTCTCCACTTACAGCAGTAGGTGGTGGGGGTGGAGTTAGAGGAGTTTCAGGCACACCAATAGCAGGACAAGATGGTGGTTCAGGCGGAGGAGGTTACCGAGGTGGACCTAGTGCAGTTGCTGGAGGAACAGCAACTTCAGGACAAGGAAACGCTGGAGGTTCAGCTATAGCTGGAAACACAGGTGGCGGTGGTGGAGCTGGTGCTGTAGGTGGTACTGCTGGTACTCTTTCTCCATATACTTATCTTGGCGGTGTTGGAGGTGCAGGAGCATCATCTGATATTTCAGGCTCGTCTGTTACTCGTGGAGGTGGAGGTGGAGGTGGATTTGCAGAAGCACCATGGACAGCAGCAGGTGGTTCAGGTGGCGGTGGTAAAAGTGATAGATACGCTTCAGATGCTACTCCAGATGTTCCAGCAACACGAGCAGTAGCAGGTACTGTAAATACAGGTGGAGGTGGTGGTTCAACAGCAACTGAAGCAGGTGGTTCAGCAAGAGGAAGCGCAGGTGGTTCAGGGGTTGTTATAGTAAATGAACCTGCAATAGACCAAACACTGGCATCAAGTTGTTGGGATTTAAGACAAGTTTTTAGACAAATTAAAGCTGACGATTGGGTTTAAATAAGATATAAATTTTGAATTTAAAATATTACTACTGGTACTTTCAATCGGTTATACCTGAAAGAATATGTGACGATATTGTTCGTTATGGCAAAGAGCAAGAAAAAGAAACTGCTATTACAGGCAACTTTGGTAAAGATAAGCTCACCAAACTAGAACTTAAAAACATTCAAAAGAAACGCAAGTCTGATGTTGTGTGGATGAATGACCGATGGATATACAAAGAAATACAACCCTACATACATCAAGCAAATGCTAGTGCTGATTGGAATTTTGAATGGGATTGGTCAGAATCTTGTCAATTTACTGAATACAAGAAAGGTCAATTTTACGATTGGCATTGTGACTCATACGAAGAACCTTATAACCAACCTGATAATGCTAACGCACATGGTAAATTAAGAAAACTTAGTATGACTGTATCGCTTACCGATCCTGATGAATACGAAGGTGGAGATTTAGAGTTTGATTTTAGAAACACAGATGAAGGCTCTCAGCCAAGAATATGTGAAGAAATTAGAAAGAAGGGTAGCGTAATAGTTTTTCCTTCTTTTGTTTGGCATAGAGTTAAACCAGTCACCAAAGGCATACGACACTCTTTAGTATGTTGGAATTTAGGATACCCATTTAGATGAGCTTTGAAAAAAATAAATACCAAGTAATTAAAGGTGCTATATCAACAGAGTTAGCAGATTTTTGTTATCAATACTTTTTAAACAAAAGAGCTGTTGCAAGGCACTTGTTTGATGAAAGGTATGTATCACAATTTACTGAATATTTTGGGGTATGGAACGATACACAAATACCAGAAACTTATTCTCATTACGCAGACATAGTAATGGAAACTTTATTACAAAAGGTTAAACCTGTAATGGAAAAAGAATCAGGACTCAAACTTACTGAAACTTATTCATACGCTAGAATCTATAAAAAAGGTGACGAGTTAAAAAGACACAAAGACAGATACTCATGTGAAATATCTACTACTATGCACTTAGGCGGAGATGCTTGGTCTATATTTTTAGAGCCATCAGGAGAAGAAGGCAAAGATGGCATAAAGGTCAAACTAGAAGCAGGTGATATGCTTATGTATCGTGGTTGTGACCTAGAGCATTGGCGTGAACCATTTAAAGGTAAAGATTGTGGACAAGTATTTTTGCACTACAATGATAAAAATGGTAAAAATGCTAAAGAAAATAAATTTGATGGCAGACCTATAATTGGCTTACCAAGTTATTTTAAACAAATTTAATATTATGATGATGTATGAAATTTTTAATTTAGTTATAAGTGTATCTGTTCTTACAGGTACTATTGTTTTATTAATGGGTGATAATAATAATCACTCTATTTAGGAGAGAAGTATGGATATTTTAATACCAGCAGCAATAATTACAGCAGTAGCTCTTGCTTCAATAAGAAAATTTAAACCTGAGCTTTGGGTGCAAATTAAATCAAAGTTTAAAAAATAATATGAATTGGTTTAAAAAATTTATAAAGTTTATTACACCCCCATCTCTTACAGAAAAAGTTGTTGTTAGAGCTAGGACTAAAAAAGGTCGTTACATTGCTGATGATCCAACAACTATAGAAAATGAAGCCTATAAAAAAGTTTTAAGAAAAAAACCTGTAAAAAAATCTAAAAAAAAATAACATGGCTACCACAAAAGAATCTTTTGCTAAAATAGAAGCACACGAAAGAGAATGCACTATTCGATATGAAAATATTGAAAAAAGATTAGATCAAGGGCAAATAAGATTTAATAAGTTAGAAAATATGATCTGGGGATTATATGTTCTTCTTATTGCATCAGGTGTTCTTGCAGGTATGTTCGGATGAGTAGAGCTAAAAAATCAACAGTAAACAAAGCAGGTAATTATACAAAACCTGCTATGCGTAAAAGAATATTTAGTCGAATTAAATCAGGAAGCAAAGGTGGTGGAGCTGGACAATGGTCTGCTCGTAAAGCACAAATGTTAGCAAAAGCATATAAAAAAGCAGGTGGCGGATATAAGTAATGTCTTACTTAATCAGCAATATACCGCATTTTAAATGTTGGGTTAGAAAGGAATTTACTACTAATCATCAACATGGTCATGGAGAATACTTACACGCATTAGCAATAGCTGTAAATACTATTCCAGATAGGTCATTAAGTTTTCAAGTAGTTTTTACTGGATGTGAAGCTGAAGATGATGAATCTAATATACATGGTGGTGCAATGTGGGCAAGAATGCCTATACAAGCTCTTGTAGCAGATATACCTGTTGCAGAGTGGGCATTGCCTATGGAAGATCATTTAGCTCAACCTTGGGACTGTGAGGCTAGAAATCATTCTGTAATTGTCATGGATAGAGTTAGCTCTAGTCCTTGGATATGCAAAATTAATAATAATTTTTATAAAGGCAAATATTTATTTACTGTAGATTATACTGATAATTCTATTGCTGATTGTCCTGCACAACATAAACAATCTCATGTTATATATATTACAGAAGATTGTGAATGGAAAGGCAATATAGTAGCACTTCCAAATAATAGAGTTAGAGCTACTAGTCCTGCTTTATGGGTTACAGGAGAAGGTCCTCCAGACTTTGCTCCATCACAACACATACATTCAGCAGAAGGTCATGAAAGTTACTTAGACCCATTAACAACATTTAACAACTTATATAGTGAACAAATTGAGGAAGATTAATGCCATTAAAAAAATCACAAAGGTCTTTAAAGCGTTGGACTAAACAAAAATGGACAACTCCTAGCGGAAAAAAATCTTCTAAAACTGGTGAAGTTTATGCACCAAAAGCTCAAATAGATAGACTTAAATCAACCTCTAAAGGCAGAAGTAAACTTGCGGCAGCTAACAGAAAAAAAAGACAAGCTACTGCTAAAGGCAAACAACACGCTAGACATGGTTTACACAAAGGAAAGAAAAGATAATGTATGAATATGGTTGCACAGTTACTAGGGTGGTTGATGGCGATACTGTTGATGTTATTCTTGATCTTGGTTTTTCTATTCTTCACAAGTGTCGTGTTCGTCTTTACGGCATTGATACACCTGAATCAAGAACAAGAGATAAAGATGAAAAAGCTAGAGGAAAATTAGCTTCAAAGTATTTAAGTGATGCTATTCACAATGGCACTAAAGTAGTATTAAGATCAAAGTTAAAAGATTCTAAAGGCAAGTATGGTCGTGTATTAGGGGAAATTATCGTAGATGACATTAACATTAATGTATCTATGATAGAAAACTATTTAGCTGTTGAATATCATGGACAAAGTAAAAATGATATTGAATCAGAACATTTAGTAAATAGAAACAAACTTATAGAACTAGGAGTATTTACCCCAAATGAAAAATAATATTTACCAGTCAATTATATTTTTAGGAATTATATTTTCTGCAAATGCATTTGCTCAATCATCACAGCAATCTGGTACAGCTTGTGTCAATGGTTCTCAGTATTGCGAAAACAATAGTTTAGATACAGTCAATACAACTACAACTACTAATACAAATACAAATACAAATAATAATACGAATACCAACACTTCAACTGCGACTAACACAAACAATAATTCTAATACTAATGTTTCTACAAACACCAATACTTCAACGAATACAAACGCAAACACCAATCAAAATACGAATTTGAATACGAATGTAAATACTTCTACAGCTAATTCAACTTCAAACAATACTAATACAAATAATAATGTTAATACCTCTACATCTAACTCAACAGTTAATTCTACTGTTAATCAGAATGTAAATAATACAAACAACAGCACTTCAAATAACACCAATCAAAACACAAATGTTAATCAGTCTACATCTCAAAGTGATGTAAAAACTGACAATAAAAATGTTAACGAAAATAATAGTAAGTCTGATAACACTAATCGAAACATTAATGAATCTAATTCAACTCAAACGATTAATCAGAATGTTAAAAGCGAAGCACCACCTGCTTCAGCTATTGCTCCAAGCATTATGAGTTATAGCCAAGACCTTTGCACAGTAGGAAGATCAGCAGCTTTCCAAGGGCAAATTTTTGGTTTTTCAGGTGGTAAAACTGTTACAGATCAAAACTGTGAAAGGTTAAAACTGTCTAAATATCTGTACGACATGGGTATGAAAGTAGCATCAGTTGCCTTGTTATGCCAAGACGAAAGAGTATTTAAAGCAATGAGAATGGCAGGTACGCCATGTCCATATGAAGGCAAGATAGGTAAAGAAGCATCGGCAGAATGGGATAAAAATAAATCTAAAAGACCTGATGTAAAAGATGCAGAAGAAGAATATATTAAACAATGTACATATGAATCTAATCCAAACAGAGATAAGATTAATAAAGATATTGTTGGTGCAGTTAAAGTTATGTATACACGAAAAACTAAAACAACAAAACAATGCAAAAAAGAGTTTTATTCTACGCAATAGCGTGTCTGTTTAGTCTTAATGTATTAAGTCAATATACTTATGAAGCTAATCAAGACTTATATCAACTACAAGCAAATGCTAACAACTTTAATGGTGAATTAGCCTACGAGGTAGTAGATGATGGTATTAGTCCTGCAATTGACCTTTCTTTTAATTTTACTTTTTATGGCAATACATTTAGCCAAGCGAGAATGGCAACAAATGGATGTCTCCATTTTGGTTCTAGTGGTAGCTATTGTAATGACTATACTCCTGACCCTATCAATGGACAGCATACTTACACCATATATCCTTTCTGGACAGACTTAATAAGAGACAACGATTCTCGCATGAAGTCTTGGGGTGACTCAAGCAAGATGATTTTTGGATGGTACGACATGAGGGAGTACAACAGAGCATCAGACAACAGCTTCGAAATAATACTGTGGAACAACAACTCTTTTGACATACGCTATGGTGCATTAGATATAATTAATCACGATGTACTAATAGGTGAGATAGGTTCTAAAAAAGAAAATTCTTACACTTATTATTATCACGATGAATGTAATACTGGCACAACTAATGGTTCTAGTTGCTATAACTACGACTGGAATAACTCTGATAAAAACACTAACCTAGAAAATGGCGGTTCTTTATATGGGTCAGGCAGTGGTAATGGTGTTGATTGTAGCAATGCACTAAATGATCCTAGTTGTTCAGGTTATGCAGATGCATATCAAACTCAACAATGTAATATCACTGATCTTTATAGTCAGTCATGTCCTAACTATTGGGATGCTTATGATGATCAACAATGTGCTGATGATCCACAATATGCTCCATTTTGCCAAGGTTATAGACAAGAAGAGTCTGTAGCTTTTTTTGATGATGAGCAAGTTGATTATGGTTTTATAGATGAGCAAGACCAATTTGCTACTGGTATATTTACTGAAGAACATCATGATGATAACCAAGGCTTTGAAGATCAATTTACAGTCATTGAAATATTTGAAGATGAAATGTTTCCACCCTTTGAAGATTTTGGAGACAACCCCAATGATTATTTTGCAGAACCAGTAACAGAAGATATTGTTATATTTTATGAGCCTGATCCTTTACCTTTTATAGATGAATTTGGACCACATCATGAAGATAACTTTCAACACCAAGATGAAATTCTGTTAGATGAGTTTTTGTTTCAAGAAACATTTTTAGTAGAAGATTACAGTGAACCTGAAACATTTATTGAATTTAATAACATAGATGAATTAGAAGAATGGTTTGAAGAAGAAACCAATGAACGATTTGAAGAAAGACCAGAAGAAGAGTTTGTTTTAGAAGATGAACCTGAAGAAGAATTTTTGGAAGAAATATTTGAAGAAGAAGCTGTAGAAGAAATCTTTGAAGAAATAGAAGAACGCCAAGAAATTATGGAAGAAGAAAGAATTGCCGAAAGAGAAGAAGAAGCTAGAGAAGAAACATTAGAAGAAGTTACTGAAGAATTTGCAGCAGTAGAATCTGATACTCCTACAGGCAAAAATAGATTAATGACTGTAGCTCTTAATGTAGTCAGAGCAGGAGTACAAACAGCATCTAACAGTTACTCACAGGCTTCTGGTGGCTCTCAATCAAATAGTACATCTAGTTACTCATCTTCAGGAAATACATCAACAAGAAGCTCTACAGCATCTAGTGGTGGTATAAGCACTTCTAGCAGTCCTAGTGCATCAGATCAGTTTGCAAGTGCAACACAACAAACAAACCAAGTTTTATCTTTGGGAAGTGATGTAGGAAGTTCTAGTAATATGTCTATGTCTATAACTCCTTTGCCTACATTTGATAATGCAGCTTCTATGGTTGTAGCTGATGTGCAAGTGCAAAATGTACAGGGAGAAATTGATACAGCATCTTCTGGAACAATGACAGCATCAGAAGCTGATCAAATAGCAGATAAAATTATTGCTGCAAATATAGAAGCACAGCAAGAAGAAATTGAAGAAGAACAACAAGAAACAGGTAAGTACGGAGATGAATCTAAACTTATAGCATTAATAGGTTATGTTCCTGATTTTAATAACTACTCACAAACAAGCGTACCTGATGCACCGACTTGGTATAGTAGCTCTGATATATATACTTCTGCTACACTAGATGATAATACCAGTGCTTTCTATGGACTGGTAAATGATAATTTAAAAGGTTTAGGTCAGATGATAAGTGATCAACCTAATATGTGGAGATAATTATGGATTGGTTTCAAAGCAAAACAGGACAGCTTATAGCTTTAGCAACAATAGTTTCTACCTTAGCAGGATTTGGATGGACTGGAGCACAGTATGTTAATAGAATTGCTAATCTAGAAGCTAAGATTGGTGGCATAGGTGAAACAGAAAGCGAAATGAAAGTGATTGAAGAACGCTTTGCCTCAATAGAAACATCAGTACAGTTTTTAGAAAAAGAAATAGACAGCGTAGAAGTGCCTGATGTAACTGAAATAAAAACAGACATAGCTACCATCAAAGCTGATTTAGAGTTTTTAGAAAAAAATATAAGCAAACTAGAAAACAAAGACGATAATCCGTTGAATGGCTAATGAGTAGAATTTTATTAGGTGTTCTTGGAGTATTAGGTTTATTTACTTTTTTTCTTTGGAACGAAAACTCTAAACTAGCAGAGCTAAATCAAGCATTTGAACTTAGAGATCAAGAACAAAAAGAAGCTATTAAAACTTTACAAGAAGATTTTAAAACACAATCAGAGGGTTTATTAGAAATACAAAAAAGAAATAACGAAATAGAATTAGAAATGACTCGTTATCTTGATATATTTAAAAGACATAACTTAACTAAATTAGCTATTGCTAAACCTAATTTAATTGAAACAAGAGTAAACAATGGAACAAAAAAAGTATTTGATAGCATCGAAGAAGTTAGCAGGACTATTGATGGTCTTGACGATAATCTCCAGTTGCAGTCTGTTTCCGAGTAGACAGCAAGTAGAAATTATTTCTAAGCCTATAGAACGATCTATAGCACAACCAGTTATGCCTCGTGAAATATCATTAAACGATCCTTATTGGTATGTTGTTTCAGATAAAAACTTAAATGAGTTTCTTACACGAATAGAAAAAGAAAGTGGTAATGTTGTATTTCTTGCAATGTCAGTACCTGACTACGAGTTAATGGCATACAACACACAAGAATTAAAACGCTATATAAGTGAGTTACAAGAAGTAGTTGTATATTATAGGAAGGTTACTACACCACAGGGGAACAAATGAACATATCACAAGAAGGAATATCGCTTATAAAAAAGTTTGAAGGCTGTGAATTAGAAGCATACTACGATGCTGTAAATGTATTAACCATAGCTTATGGAAGAACTAAATTAGTAAAGGCTGGTGATACTTGCACACAAGAACAAGCTGATGCTTGGCTAGAAGAAGAGTTACACGAGTATGGTGGATATGTAAATGATGCAGTAAAGGTTGACTTAACACAAAATCAATTTGATTCTCTTACATCTTGGACATACAACTTAGGTCCTAGCAATCTTAATAGCAGCACTATGCTAGTTAAAATTAATGAAAAAGATTGGGATGAAGTGCCTAATCAAATGAAACGTTGGAATAAA